TAGCACCAACAGATATGGGTGTTATACCAGGGTCAGTAATTCAAGACCCAATTGGAGAACCAACTATGACACCTGCTCCTACTACGCCAACAGGACCAACAGATATGGGTGTTACACCAACTGGCATACAAAATCCTCCTGGCACTGTAGACCCAGTATTACAAGACCAACGAACAGCAGAACTAATTACTGACCCATTAGTAAGGGCTTTGTATTTTGGTACAGCAGACCAGCCTGGTTTTTATAATCAATTGCAACAAGCAGGTGCAAACCTTATTGGTAGTGATGTGCCATTGCAACAAACAGCAGGACTAACACCACTTGAATTACTAGCAAGACAACAAGCAGTAGCAGGTATTGGTGGTTTTGAACCATTCTTGCAGCAAAACAGAGAATTAGTAAATCAAGCTATAGAACAATCAAGAAGAGCAGAGGGATTACAAGACCCCTACTACACCCAAGCTGAACAGATATATCAAGATACTATGGGAGCTTATGACCCTGGGATGACACAGCAGTTCTACAATCCGTTTGAAGATGCAGTAGTACAACAAACTGTTTCAGATGTACTTGAAGCAGGTGAACAGCAAGATATAGCTGCTAGAGCACGTGAGATTGGTGCTGGTGCCTTTGGTGGCAGTAGAGCAAGACTAGGTGCTATGGAGCGTAGAGAAGCGTTAGGAGAGGGTTTAGCACAAGCTTTAGGTAAAATAAGACAGCAAGGATTTAGTGAAGCACAAAGAACAGGTCTCAGTGAGTTTGCTAGACAACAAGATGCTAAGAGAACTGGAGCACAAGGACTGATTGGTATAGGTAGAGGCAGAGGTAGTGCTGCATCTGACTTAGCTACACAATTAGCTGGCTTTGGTGGTCAAATGACTGGTATTGGTCAAACACAAGAACAGCTCAGAGCAGGACAAAGAGGCGAACTATCAGGATTTGGTGCAACTGGTAGAGGCATAGCTGAAACTGGTTTATCTAGATTATTCCAGCAACAAATGGACCAACAGATGAGACCATTGGGTGTTATAAGTCAAATAGGTAGTTTATTACCTGGCTATAAACAAGCTTCTACACAAATTGATTCTACTTATGGTATGCCCAAAGACCCAACTGCTGAAGGTCTTGGTGCTGCATTTAGTGCTTACGCAGCTGTAGCCCCCAAGGGAGGTTAATCAATGAATTTCCTTAAAAGAAAAATGTTCCAAGAGGGTGGTACGGTTACTTTTAGCTCAGATGGTTCTACACAAAACATAAATCCTGAAACATTTGCACAACAAATAAAAAGTTTACGTGATTCTGAAGTATTTGCATTAAAAAAAAGTGCTGATGGTGGACAAATAAGTTTTACACCAGATTTGCAAAACATATTAAATGAAGAAACACAATATAGAAGTTTGCCTATTAGTCAAGGTGTAACTTTTCCATCTGTTGTAGAAGATTATCCTAGAGTTGCTAGTGGCATATATGGTCCACTTGCAAAGGAAATTATAAAACCTTTTGTCTCTCCACGAAGATTAGAACAAAGACCAGAATTACAAAGGTATTTAGAGGAGAGTTCACCATTTTATAGTGGACAATTAGGTGATGATGCTTTTTACCAAGCAACTCAAAGAGGTGGTAGGTCTTTAGAAGAATTAGAAAATATATTAAGAGATGAAACTGCAACCATACCAGACCCTATAGATGATTTATCTACTGATTTGGAGGAACTAACTACGTCTACTTTTGATTTTAGAGATGAAGATTTAGCAGCAAGACAGCCAAAATATGCTACGCCCCCAGATGAGTTTGCTGCAGAACAACAAAGAAAAAGAGAAGAACAAGAAAGAATACAAGCAGAGATTGATGCTAGTCCTATGCTTAGTGACACTTTAGGAACTATTGACCCTGTAGATTCTGCTGCAAGAAGAGCTGCTTTCTTAGAGTCAGTTGAGGGTTTAGATGAGTTTGGAGAGCCAATACCTGGTTTTGATAAGCGAACAAGCATGATTGAAGATGGCATTGCTGAAGCTTTACAAGAACTTACACCGATTGAAAATGTTGTAGATATTGATAGAACAGAGGCTGATTCGTTAATGGATGTTGAAGACAAATTTGAAGGTAAGTTTGACAAACCAAAAATTGATTTAACAAAAGTAGATACAACTATTACTGCAGAAATGGAAGAAGCTAATAAAAAAAGAGATGCGAGACAGCCTGCTGAGTTTACTGATAAAACCAAAGGCGAGTTTAGAGAAATATTTGGTTCAGACAGATTCTTAGACTTTATAAGAAATGTTGGTGGCGAACTAGTCAGAACAGGACAAATAGGTGAGGGTTTAGCGTCTGGTGCTGCAAAAGCTGCTGAAGAGAGAGCAACAAGAGATTTACTTGCAGAGCAAGAACAGAAAAAGTTTGACAGAGAAAAAGCACTTATTATGGCTAAAGAAATGTTTGACGACATTGAGGGTTTAGAACCATCTGAATTAAATGCCCTAATGAAAAATGTAGATGAGCTTAGTGAAAATGTTATGAACTACGAAGGTACAGAGGCAGCCGTAGCAATTATGAATGATGCAATTTCTTTGTTTGATGAAGCTATAGAAAAAGGTGTACCTATCACAGGTTTGCCAGGTAGAATAATGAGATTTAAAGATGAAGCATCTGCTTTCTTAGGCATAGATAACCCTAATGTTTCTGATGCAACAAAAATACAAAATTATATTACACAGGTAAAACAAAGAAGTATTAGAGAAATACTTAATGAGTCTGGTAGAACTATTTCTAACTTAGATAGAGAAATTGTAAACGATGTTTTTGGTGACTTAGATTTAACAGGTGACCCCACAGAAATAAGAAAAAAATTATACAATGCTAGAGCAAATTTGATAAAAAATAACAGAGATAAACAAAGAAAAATTACTTCAGATTACAGGGTTTTACAAGACCCAGCATACCAAGGAAAAGGTTTAGCTGCTATTAGTCCATACGAAGATTTAATATTGAAAATCATTGGTCTAGACCCATCAGTTGTAACAACAGCTGCAGTACAGTCAGCTAGTGGCCCACAATCAGCAACTGTTGACATACAAGATATAACCTTATAATGGCTAGATTTAGAGTTCTTATAGCCCCTGGAGTCACGCACATAGTTGATGCAGCTAACGAAGAAGAAGCTAGAAAAAAAACCAAAGCCGAAATTGCTACTGGCACCATATCTCCCTTTTACGATGAGTTATTTTTTGATTATGAAACTGGTGTCAACAACAGAGAGTTAAGAAGAAAATTAAGTAGAGCTGAAACTTTAGATGAAGAAAACAAAGTCTTAAATGATTTACTCAATAAACTTGACAACAGTAAAAGCTTAGAACAACAAGAAGCAATAGTTGACAATGAAGTAGGTCAAGATGGATACGTTAGAAATACAAAAGGTCAGCTAGCACTTACACCAGTAGGTATGCGAGTATTAGGCCTTGAGGATAAAGTACAAGAAAGAACTTTACAAGATGGCTCTACTATTAAACTAAACACAATTATAGATGAAAACTCTTTTAATTTAAAAACAGGTGATTTAGCTGATTTTGCAGGTATAGCTGGTCCTGTTGTAGGCACGGTTGTGGCTTTATTGCCACAAGCTAGGCTTGTTAAAGGTTTAGCTTCTTTATTGGGTGGTAGAGACCCTTTAGCAAGAATGTTTTTAGCTGGGGTTGGCTCAACAGCAGGTAAAGGTGCAGAAGAATACGTGGACGCACAAGAGGGCTTTCAACTACAAAAACGTGATGAACTCAAAGATTTATTTACAAAAGAATTTTTGATTGGTTCTGTAGGTCAAGGTGTATTTGGAGAAGCACCTGCAAAAATTTATCAGTTATTACTTGGCAAAAGAGCACCTATAGAGAATCAAAGACTTTTAGAGGTAATGTCTAGAAATTTGAGCTACAAAGATGTAATGAAACTAGACATGGATTTAGGTAGGCCAGCAACCAAAAGGGAGCTGAAGAAAGCTGTAAAAGAAGGTAAAGTTAAAAAGTTTGATTGGAAACTTTCAAAAGGTGCTTTGCCAGCACAGGCTTCTTTACAAAGGATGTTACCAGGTAAATATCAACAATTTTCTGAACAAACGTTGGGTAATAACAGAGATGTTGCAAACACAAAAGCATTGTTTGCTGAACTTGATTATATGCTTAGTGGCATAAAAAAAGAACAAGCTGCATTAGACGGTTATTTATCAGAAATAGCCAAAGGTGGTTTAGATATGGAGGTTAATAAAGCTTTACAGGTTTTGCGTGCTCAAGAACAAACCGTCACAGACAGTCTTAAAAAAATCCTTGGTGATATAGGTGAAGATATTTTAGAAGTAAACAAACCATATGCAGAAATACCATCAAGAAGAGAGTTTGGTAAAACTATCAAAGACACAATGGGCTTTGCTAGATTAAACATTATGAGAGAAAGTGGCGAACAATATGGCAAAGTTGATAGGTATTTTGAAGACATAGCAAATCCATTCAAACCACAAAGAATTGACCCTAATACAGGTGCTCCAGAAATTGACCCAATTACAGGCTTGCCATTTGAAAGAACATTTAAAGATGTTGTTACAACTACGGTACGAGGCGAACCAAAATATACTGGAGAGTTAATAGATGCACAACACGTAAACAAAACTATTAACACTGTTGTGAATAAATATATGCGTGTTGCACAGGCTAGAATACAAGATTTTAAAAATAGTGTGAATTTTGATGATATTACGCCTCCAGGAGCAGAGGTTGATTCTACTGTTATAAAACAAATGTCAAACATTATTAACAAATTAGAAAAACAATCCCGTAGAGTCATGGATGAGAAAATAATTAATGACCCTGCTACATACGCAAAAGTTTATGGTGGTTCAGATAGAGAGGGCGTAAAATTTGGTGTAACACTAAGGCAAATAAGAAATGATTATTCAAAACTAAGAGAGTTAAAATTGCAAACAGTTGGAAGGAGGTATGAAACTAGAGTCATTTCAGAAGTTGCAGATTTGTTTGACGATTTAAAAGCAGGTAGCAATCAAAGTATATTAGGTGAGATTGGAGAATTAGTTGATACACAGGTAGCACAACGTATTGCACAATATGGTGCAAACAACGGTGTCGAGGCAGCACTTAATCCAGTACTCAACCAGCAACTATCTGCTGCTGTACAAGGTTTAAAAACAGCAAACAAAAATTTTAGAGAAAGGATGGCACCTTTTGAAACTAAAAGAATGGACCAGATAATTTCAAACGCTGAAATTGGGTCGATAGATGCTGACACAGTATATGAATTAGCAATTCTTAAAGGTAAGCCAGGACAACTAGATGATATTTTTAAAGGTTTAAGAGAATATGATAAATATTTAGCTAGAACAAACCAACAAACTTTTCATGCAAATGGTAAACCAAAATTATATGAAGAAAATCTAAAAGCACAGCTAAAACAAAGATTATTTGCTGATGCCTTTAGAAAAGCTACTAAAGATGATTTAACAAGCGTAGATTTTGCACAATTTGCAAAAGAAATAAAAAGGTTTGAGTCTGATGCTCCAGGTAAATTAGAGTCATTGTTTAGAAATCCCATTACACAGCAAAGCAGTGGTAAAAAAGTATTAGCGGCTATAGAACAAATCAATATGATTAGTCCAAAAATAAGACCACAAGCTTTACGTAGTTTAACCACTAACTTTACCAAATTTCAAAAAGGAAAAGGTTTAGATGCTTACCAAAGCGGTAGAGTTTTTATAGAAGAATTGGAAAATTTAGCCAAAGCAAGCTCAGAAAGACTTGCGTTTGAACAAAACAGAGCTATATCAAGATTGCCCGAGCTAGGCATAGAAGAAACAGTAAACACCATATTTAGACCAAAATCAGCTGCAAATATAAATATATTGCGTGAAACACTTAAAGATAGACCAGAAGTTTTTAACGCTGTGCAACAAGCAAGCATGCAAAAACTTTTATCAAAAGCTGTAGATTTTAACGGCAAAGGAAAAGTAACTGACATTTTTAAACATCAAAACCTTAAAACAGCTTTAGATTCATACGGTGACGAAACATTAGAAGCTATGTTTGGCAAAGAGTTAGCTTCAGATTTAAGAACATTTCAAAAACAAATAGATGTTCTTACATTAGGAGAAGCTGGAAGAGGTAGTGCAGGAGCTGGTGGTCTTGTGGCTGCAGGTATAGCTGCAAGTATTATATTTACGCCTTTAGCTACTTTACCAATTGTTACAGGACTAGCTGTAGCAAGAGCTTTATTTAGCAATAGATTCTTTATTAAGATGATGACAAGCACAGAGCAAGGCACAATTACGCAGGCACTTAAAATTTTTAACAACACGCTCCGTCAGTTTGGATTAAGGTTTATTGATGGAGAAATAAAACCCGTATCAGCGGAAATACAATCACAGCTTGAGGGTGGCTTACGTGATATACAAACAGAAGCTGGTCTTACAGATGAAGATATACAAGGTCAGACAGAAGAAGGTGTGAATTTATTAGAAGATTCTATAAAACAATTGACTGCACCATTAAAAACATCTGAGTTAGCTTTACCGCAAGTAGAGCCCACACAAACGCCTACAGACCCACTATCACCAGAACGTTTAGCTTTTGCAGAACAAGTAGCTGGCAGACCTGTAATTTAAGCATCCTCAAAAAAGGTTGGGTCAACAGCAACAAATCGTTTTGCAGGTCTACCCTTACCACCAACTTTTATTTCTACCTCTTGTATTTCTCCTGCGTTTTTCAGTCTTTCTATAATTTCTTTTACTTCATAAGACTTCATACTACGAAATAACTCGTGTCTATCTACTTCACGTTTTGATATGCCCTCTCCGTTTCTAGACCTTATAAACGACAAGACCTGTTTAATTTTAGATTCCATAGCACTACTAGCTACTTTATCTCTACAAGCTTCTATAAATAACAAATCATAGTATCTTATAAAATCTACTGCCCACTGCGTAACATCGCCTGTAATCGTTGTAGCGTCTGCATTTGATGCAAGAGTACATAATAATGACAAACGCATAGCTTTTTCCTTAGAACGGCTTAGAAGTGGCTCTAGGTTGTCTTTTTCAAGTATATTTTGTCTTTTAACAATCTCTCGTGCAAAGTCTTGCAATATTTCTTCTGATTCTCTATCAAACTGTAATACTATCTGCTCTAGGTCAATTTCAGCGTTATCACGTGCTACATCAGACATATTACCTCTTTGTCTTCTTATATAGTTTACCCAGTTGATAATTGATGTAGGTGGCTCTTTAAATCTTCTAAGTTCCCCGACTCTTCTTGGTTCTTTTGACTCAACGACAACAAACCTATTCAAGAAACCATCTGCTATACGCCCACTGTTAAGTGCTTTGTAAAAGTTTTTTGGCACAGATAAACCAACAAGGGTGATAGCAGGTTTGTGTGTTACACGACTCATCATCATTTCTTTGTATTGTTCTTGCACATTCATAAGTGAGTAGTTGTCTGGTCTTAGTGTGCCATGACATCTACCCCATGCTTCCATTAGTGTTTGTATGCCATCTTCTCTATTAGTGTTTTGCGAATTGCCTATGGCTTCTAATCTTTTACCAAACTCGTCCATAATAGTTATTTGCGTTGGTCTCATCTTCAGAACAGAATGAACAGCACCACTTGAGGTATAGCCATCTCCAACTACAAGCTTTTCATGGTCGCTAGCGTTCAGCACAGACTCTACAAATGTTTTGATGTTTTCTTTACCTTGACCAGACTTTGCAATACCCATAAAGTACATAGACGAAAAGTTGTTCATATTGGTTCTGTATATACGGCCACAGGTCACGCTAGCTAAAGCCAAAGCTCCAATCAAAGACAGCTCTGGTTGTGGTACTTGTGCTATTTCTTCACAAAACTTAAACATATCTTTTAGCAACCCAGGTGGATTAAACAAATCTTTTGGTTTTTGTATGGTTTCTGATGCTTGTATAAACAAGGGTGCTATTTGATTTTTTCTATCATGCGTGCTTTTGACACTATCTACAACGCCATCTATTTCTTTTTGTGGTAGTGGTGGGTTATTAAGTTTGTTCCAATTTTGTAAGAATACTTTTACAAATTCTATGTTTACATTTTTAGATATTAGATAACCTGCAATACGTGCAGCTCCATCATTACGTGAGCCTTCATGCACTCCATCAAGCGAGAATGGTGCTGTCTGCACATTAGTTTCTGTTTTTGGTACGCCTGTTATTTTGGTAAATTCAACTTCTGTGAAGTCTGGTAAGTCATTATGGTCATGTATCTTCCAATCAGGAAAGGTTATAGGTTTGTAAATCTGGCCATTGGCGTGTCTGCTCCAAGGTGCAATTATCAAACCACCTACACCTCTTATGTCTATTAATCGTTCTATAGGCGTTTCAGCAGTTCTTCTTGTAGCAAAGGTAGTATAGTTTTGTGGGTTGTTATAATAGTAGTGCATACCTTTGCCTGTAATGACTTTAAATGGACAGGCTGGTAAATTCTTTTCTACCCAATCCATTGCCTCTGGTGAATCTGCATCAACAACTATAAAATTACCACACATAAGTGCAACGACAAGGTTATCTCTGTCTTTAAACCATGACTCTACTAAGTCTCTAGGTGGTCTTTCTTGTTTATATTGTTCCCACCCACCCAAGAATGGTGGTGGTTTTTTGTTAGACCTTTGCAAAGGCACAACATTATACCCATCATCATAATAGGCAAGTGCCTGCTCTAGGGGAGTATGCTCCTCATTAATATTGAGTTGGAACACACTAAGCTTCTTCTTTTTCTAGAATATCAGATACTGAACCAAATATTGATTCAAAGTCTAGTCTCCCGTCTGTAGCTCGTATAATTTGTTTTGCTTGATTTACAGTAGGCTTCCTATAACCATATCTCCATGACTTAGCAGATGCTTCAGAACACCCAAATTCTTGTGCAGCTTTTCTCTGTCCAAGAAACTCTATGTACTCTCTAAGGGTGTATCTTTTTACAACTCTATTAGTATGGTTGGGTTTGAATCCTAAAGTTTCTAAATCTTTCAGTTTCTTGATTGCAAAACTTTTTGTTCTATAATAATAATTTGCCTGCCAGGTTAAGTCTTTTTCTAAAACTTCCATAATTACTCCTTTTTGTAACAATTTTTAAGATAATTGTTTCATATAGTATCTTTTTGTATTATACTATGCAAGTAATTTTTTAATAATAAGGAGTATTATATGGAACTATCCCAAAGAATAGTGTCACCTCAAAAGCTTGTGCAAAGCCAAGGAGCTAAGATTTTAGTTTATGGTATGGCAGGCTCTGGTAAGACAACTCTAGCAAAAACTTGTCCAGGTAAGGTGCTTGTTATAAGTGCTGAAGCTGGTCTGTTATCTATACAAGATGCACAGAATGTTGATGCTATAGAAGTAAAAGAAGCATCGGAAGTAATGTCATTACACGATGCACTCAAGTCTGGACAATTACAATATGACACGGTTGTTCTAGATTCTGTTTCCGAAATCAGTGAGATATTGCTGACATGGGAAAAGTCTAGAAGCAAAGACCCAAGAATGGCATATGGTAATGTTCAAGAATCTGTAACAAACTTAATGCGTGCTTTTAGAGATTTACATATGCACGTATTATTTTTGTGTAAAGAAGATGTAGTTAATGATGATGGCATACTTAGACACGCACCTAAAATGGTAGGAACTAAGTTAGGCGAATCAATAACTTACTTCTTTGATGAAGTGCTTGCTTTGCGTATTATTGAAGACCAAGATGACGAGGGCAAGAACATACAAAATAGATGGTTGCAAACTGTTTATGGACAAGGCTACAAAGCTAAAGACCGTAGTGGTAAATTAGATAACTTTGAACAGCCTGATATAAGTGCCTTGATTGAAAAGTTAGGGTTTAAATTAACTAATAATGTGGGAGAATCAAATGAGTGATTTCGGTGATGTAGAGTTTTTTGAAAACATAGAGGAGATGTCGACAGGCACTCCTCTTGCACCTGATGGAGAACACAACGCAAAGATTATAGCTACTGATAAGTATAAATCACAAGCTGGTAATTGGACGTTGAAAGTTACCTATCAAATTGATGGTGGTAAGTATAGAGACCACAACGAATGGTATAACCTTTGGGCAACAAACGAGGACAACAAGCGTATAAGTACAGAGCTGTTTACTCGTATGACTAAAGCTGTAGGCTTCAAGAAATACCCAGAGAATCATGCTGACTTTGTAGGTAAAAATCTTATATTGAAGCTTGAACAAATAGATGACCAGTTTCAAGGAGACAATGGCCTGGTGCAAACTAAGAAAACTAAAATTAGATTGTATTTACAGCCAGAGGACGCAGACATGAGTCCACCAAAAGAAGCTGTTCCACCTTTCTAGGGGTATGCAAAAATTAAGGGGCGTTAAGCCCCTTTTTTTATGGATTTGATGAAGCCTGATATATAATTAATAAAATAATACAAATTAAGACATAAAAACTTAAGTCCATCATCTATCCTCCAGCTTGTTTCTAAGCCTTGTTAGATACCATATGGCTTTGTCTATATCCTGGATATTAGCTCCTTTGTGGTCTTCACGCCAAATGTATTTGAACGCTGCTGCTTTACAGTAACCTTTAAACTCTTCAAAGGTTAAGGCTGATTCAATTGCGTCAATACACTCTACAGAGCCTTGTTGAGAATAATGTATGGGGTGGTTCACGTTGTCAGTCATTTTGTTCCTCTCTATAAAAATTACCTGTATCTAAGTGAACAACATTAGAACTGTTGTAGATAGAAGCTTCTTGTTTACCTTGCCAGAATACTTTGTTGTATTCATCTATGTAGTCGCTAAGAAAGTTCCAACCAACTTCCATGTCAGTATGGTTTACTTTAAATACTTTGCTAGCGTACGGCATCTTTTTTTCTTGTGCAACAAACGCAAAGTCATGCACAACAAAGCCTGCTTTTTCAAAACCACGCTTATACCATGATGCTTGTAAATCATACGAGTATCTTCTTACCGAATTGGTAAACCCCCTGACAGAGCAATCACTCGTTGTTTTATAATCTACAAGCACTATGGCGTTTTCTGCGTGTGGCTTGTCAAATGGATTCAATACTACATCAGCTCTAGCTTTGCATAGAATATCCTGTTCAAACCAATATATAGATACCTCGTAGGGTGAATCAAAAGCCTGTGGATACTCTTTATCTGGATTTAGATAAGCTCTCGCTTCCGATACAAGACTGTTTTCCATGCTATATATGGTATCTTGGTCTTTCTCGTTAATAACAATCAAACCTTTGTCCATGCTTTCTTGTTTGAGTGCTTTATTTGAGTTGGTGTATGGAGAGCCTTTGATAGTTACAACATCTGTAAAAAAAGCACCCTCTCCCTCTACAATCAATGTATGAGCAGCCGAACCAAAATTCATAGCTGGTGTTGGCTCTATAACTTCTTGTAGTGCGTGCAGTTGGCTCTGACTAAATCTTCTAATAAATGATGAAGATATGCCAGGGCCATTGTGATAGGTATGGTTATCCATGTTAGGAAAATAAAACGCATCGCCTATCTGCTTATGTGGTATTTTCTGTAATTCTTCTGGTAAGTTCACGATACCTCCTTAGTTGTTTGTTTTAATTTATCTACCTCGTCTTGCAGATTTTTTACTGCAACATCTACTTGCCAGACTAGATAATTAATTTTATCTTCTGCAATTCTTTGTTCTAAATCTTCTTTAGACTTTGGGTTTGTGTAACTGATAACGTCATCAATGATATTACCAATATCAACATCGTTTGTGTTTGACATATAAATACTCCTTAAATATGTAGATTTGTATATTACAATAATTTATGTATAATGTCTACAAATAGTTTCACATGGAGTAAAGATATGGGAAAAACTAATGGTTTATATACAATGATGAGAATGTCATATGAGATGGCTGTCGATGATTACAATAATAAAAAGACACATAGCATCAAAGACGCTTATCAAAAGTATTATAAAGAAAATGTCGGAATGGATTGTTCTAATCCTGAAACAGAATTATTAATGTTTTATGATGAAGATAACAGTCGAGATTGTCCATTATGAACAAAGTTACTGAAATTAAAAAAGTTAAGTGTAGTATCTGTTCTGGATACATAAAGCCATTGAAAGATGAAGATGGTAACATTGTATGGGAACATGGTAATAATGCTGAACCAATAAATGATGGTCGTTGTTGTGATGACTGTAATTGGTCGGTAGTAATACCAGAAAGATTACGAATCAGTAATTTAAGTTAGTTTGTTGGGTTGGTGTATAATCCTCTATTATTCATAGTTATACGCTTACTTAACAAATTTAAGAAGCAGAGAGGTTATGACCTCCTATGTTTACTATAATCACATAGCCTCTTTGTTTCTTTTCTAAGATATATCGTGCTATCATGCGATATGCCAAAAATTGTTGAAATAAAAGACAAACAAGGTAAGCCAACATTACATGAACTTATTCATAGATTACATTCTATGTTTGATAGCATGGTTTACAGGGGCGAAGATAAGCTTAATATTACTTTGGCTACTATTAGTTTTTGCATAGCTCAGCTTAGTGATGAACTAGGTGATAAAGATGTAGCACAGATAGTTGACCAGGTTTTAACGCAATATTTAGACAAAAAAGTCAACAAATAGATTATTGTCGATTATTGTCATTATTGTCTGACAAGCTGAAACCCTGTAGGAATGGGCATTTGACGAATATTTTATTTTTTTCATTTTTGTCACAAGAGAATAACTAAAATAGTTTAAAAATATAAGAAAATACTTGACTAAGTTTACTCATATCAAGTATCCTCTCAATACACTTTAGGTAAAGTGGGGGTAGCTAGTATTAAAGCTAACGCCTGCTCTAATATGCGAACATGGGACATAGAAAGAATAAATTAGAATATGAACCTATCCTGACTTCAGACGAAGAAGCTCCAATTGAATATTGCAATCTAGACGAAAAACTCAATCGTAGGCAAAGAAACTTCATTTGGATAGCAGTCAACAATCCAAGATTATCACTCGTAGAATCGGCCTATAAAGCTGGATACACAAGTCCACGCCAAATGGCTAATAAACTTATGAACAATCCTATCATTCGCAAAGAATATAATTATTTGATGAATGAGGCTAAGAAGAAGTATGAACTGAACTATGACAGGGCAGTCCAGGATTTATATGACATTCGGGACAAGGCTATGGAAGCTGGTTCGTTCAACGCTGCAATATCAGCCCAGAATAGTTTGCTTAAAGTCGGGGGATTAATTGTAGACAGAAAAGAAGTGATGTTCGGTAAGATAGACCAAATGAGTCGGGAAGAAGTGGAAAACAGATTGAAACAATTGATGGGCAATGAAATTGTGGATAGTGCATTAGAATCCCCAGCCCAGGAAGGAGATGGGCAATTGCAAGAAGAAGAAAGTGTTAATGATAGTGAAGTTCTGGACAACATAACAGAAGAACAAGAAGGCTCTTCCAACGTGGAGGAGTAATTATATGAAAATCGGAATTTTAATATAGTCAGAAAAGCCTTGTGGCGATTATAGGCTAAGAATCTGATTTATTCAATAGTTTGTCTATAGACTTAAACAATTGACGCTTAGAAGTGTGCCAAGAGGTTTTGATAAGTCTGTTATCTTTATAAACTAAATAACCAACTGAGAAACCTACTTTGTCATGGTTTGCATAACGCAGTAGGTCATATTTCTCAGGGTCATAGGAAACAATTTTAATACGATATTTAATCACTTCCGTTGCTTGCTACATACAAAATAATAAACATAACTACAATAAATATTTCTGCAATCATGTTCTTGCTCTAAATATATACATCAAAGCCAACAGTTTTTGTTTGCTAAGATATTGCAAGTGTGGTGGTATTTTGACTCCATTCACTACTTTGTTTTTTGGTTGCACTTGTCTAGCTTGTTGTAAATCATTCATCTGACACCTCCTTATCAA